CAGCAGTTTCTAAATCATCCAAAATCTCTTGCACATTTCCTATGGTTTGCACCATATAGTGAGAAGATTCATAAGCTGCTTGCAACGCCATAGCTATAGAAAAAAATGCATCTCCATGACCCATAGGAGTTTCCGGGGCTTTGAGTTCATTACTTACAGAAAGTATTTGAGAAGTCTGTCTCTCATCAGCCAACAACCTCATATTCCCCTCATTCACATAGGTTTCAAAAATCTGTGCCATAGTATTTTTACTTTTTACTGTAAAGTGCATGGGCCACCACTTAGTATTTAGACCTCTATCTTCCAATTCTCCTCGTGTGTTATCTATATATCCTTTAGTAATATTAAAATTTTCTGCAATTTCATTTAGAAACTCTATTTGCTGACTATAATCCCATCCATCTAACCATGTCTGGTGTATTTGTTTTAAATTGTCCCCACTCTTTTTAAATATTACTAGGTGAGAAGGGTGCCTCTTTTTACCTATATCAAACCCAGCAAAAATTTGCTCATGTTCTTCAAATACATGTTTATGGTTAGCGGGATAGTTTCTTAAACTATAATCTATTACTTTAGAAATATCTTCTTCGGAAAAATACGATTCCTGACTCAAGAAAGGCTTCAACAAAAACTCTGACGCAAAAGATTTTGGTTTCGCTTTCTGTTGTTCCAGAAGCCACTCTTCACTATACAATTCTGGCATCAATACTCTTCTTCCCGGTACGGGGTCAAATGCAGGAAGCTTCCTATATCTGAATCGAGCATCTGTTTCAAGCTTTGCCAAAATATCTCCGGGTAGCATAGGAGTACCCATCACTACAACTGGTACACCTTGGTTAGGTATGAACATAGATTCAGTCATGAAGTGTTCTTCAATTTTAGTTATTTGAGATAAGTTCAGAGGGTTCTCAGGGTCTTTTAGGATGTCGTCGGCTATCATTGCGCCATTAACATGCATACCTCTTTTGAAGGAGAATAATCCACCGTGCGCTATTTCTAAGGAACTTCCGTTAGCATGTCTATATCTAAATGTATAATCTGCTTTGGGGGCCTCGTTTCGTATCCATTTTGATATTCTAGGATTACGAGATACTTCTTTATTTATCTCACTCATATGATACTTAGCCATAGTATCACTATAAGATAAGTATAAAATTCTAGTATCAGTTTTAGCCCTCAATAATGTCCATATAGCAAAGGCATGTCCTAAAATAGTACTCTTAAAATGAGCGCGAGGTAATACCGCAGTATAATTTTTCTTATCTTTAATTGTCGCTTCTAATTCTTCACATAAAAATTTAACATGCCAAGCCTTAAACAATTCGGGACGTTGGAAACTCAAACCCCAAATATCTCGGACAAATTCCCAGAACGAACCTACAGCAACCTTGTCACTATTTTTTATCCCTGTAGAGAGGAGGCCAAAAGCCTCTTTAAGAGTTACTACTTCGGTCGGCATTTTGTTCCTCTGTAGACACTAATATTTTTAATCTATTTGCAATTTTAGCTAGTAACTCCCCATCATCAATCTCATCAACCAATACTCTCATAACCTCTTGAACGAATTGTAAATTGATTAGTCCTTCTAATACTCGTCGTTCTCCCTGTATACCAACATCAGCAGCTCTGACCGCATCTAAAGCTCTGGTAAAGTTTAGATTACCTAACTCATTAGAAGCTTTTTCTCTAATGTCTGTATAAATTTTAAGTTGCTCATCCTGTATCTGAAATGCTCTATTAGCCTCACTTTGAACTATTTTATCATTAGTTTGTGCAACAACCTGAGTCCTTTTATTATCCCAATCAAATTTTCTAGCCCACGCATAGATCGTTGGAGGTCGAACACTTACATTATAGTTAATAGACAGGTGTTCGGCTATTTCCCTAGCACTCATACTATTAGCTACATATAATTCCATACCTTTTAAACGTATGGCAACCGGTATATTTTTGGGCATTGTACTCCTTTACTCCTCGCCGTATTCGGCGGTACCATAATGATATGCTGCATGTTCAGGATTTTGTGACTCTATACTACCACCATATGGTGTTCCATCAGATTGTAGTAATTTACTAAAGTCCATATGTCCTGTTTCATTAGTAGCCGCATTGTAACAAGCAGGTACTTTAAATTTAGCCCCATTAGAAAAGAACGTTTTAAAATCTATCCCAATCTCTTCTCTAGTACACAACCCCTGCCAAACGTTCTCTCTTTCTGCAATAGGTTTAAAATTACTATCTTTACGAAGAGTTCCAGTTGTACGTTGAGTATCTTTAAATTGTTTGTTATGAACACAGGCATAGTATTTACACCAGATAACTACCCCATGTTTTTCTTTTAAATCTTCGAATGTTGTGCCTTCGGGAAACTTATCTTCGTAAACGATAGGCACTTCAGGTTTGGAGCCATGTCTAGAAACATACATCTTAAACTTATCTACCATCTCTTCTCCTCCACAATGCTATACAAGCAGCATCTGCATAATCCTGCTCAGAAAACTGGTCGCCCCACTTTGAAAGTGAGAAATCCATTATCTCACTTTTGGAAGCGTTACCTTTTCCTATAATTATTTTTTTCCACTTTCTATTATCCACAGAAGCAAATGGAGTACCTGACCTATGTAGTTGTAATTTCACTCCCGCTATCACCGACGCTATAGCTATAGTGGCCTTCGCATTTTGTATGTATATAGCGGACTCTATCGCTGCTGTGCTTATATCTATTATACCAGCATAAGCTTCAAACTTGTCGAGTATCTCATAGAATCGAATTTCATAATTCTTATCCTTGCTTTCAAATTTTTCTAAACCTACTAAATTCTCATCCTCATCTAAAAGAGAAAGATGTATAGCTTTTGAAGAACAATCAAATCCCGCTATCATTCTGAATCCTTATAGGCTTGAGTTCTAAGGGATACTATCCTAGAAACTGTCGCAAAAGCAGAAGTGTATAATTTAAGTTGCCCTAACAATCTAGTATATAGCGTTGTAATATCTATCACATCTCGCCTCAATTTAGCCAGAGACTCTCTGGAGAGCATAATCTCCCCCCGTAATTGCTCTTTGGTAGGTTTACGTTCACCCTTACCGACATGCTCTTCTGCAACCTGATACATAGCTACATTATATCCCTCATCAAACTGGGCTTCCATAGCTCCCTTACGAGCTTCTATATCTGCAACATGTTGTTCTAACAAACTTTTATAACCACCATAGACAACCAGATACTCTTCTAATTTAGTTACTGATGCATGTATTACATCTGAAAATTTCAAATCTGCATCCGGAGTGTCCAACGACATTCCGAACGTAGGGATACTTAGATTTCCGATATAGTTTTCTGCACCATCTATAGCATTTGTATAACTCCAACGTTTTTTCATACTTCCACCTTTTTACAATCGCACCAACGGTTACCGGTGCATTTCTCCGGAACTTCACTCATCTCCATCACACGAACACATCTCTCCACCACGCTATCCCAAAGGGTTTCATCTCGTCCTAACTTAAAACACTTCCAATCCTGCGTATTTTTATTCTCATATAATACATAACCATACTTATAATTACCCATATTTAAATACAATTGAAGTTGTAACAAATGCTCTGGTTTTGGCCCCCGTAACTTTTTGTACTCTTCCTGCTTGATAGTTTTTAGCTCTACTGGCACCGGGTCATCTGGGAACACTATGAAGTCTATTCTACCTGATATGGGAGGGTTCTCTGTTTTGATAGGAAGCTCTCTATCTACTAGAAGTTTTACATTATTTAGATATTTCTCAAATCTTTCCTCAAAGGCACCACCTACATCAAAGATTCGCTGTATCCTAGGAGGTATATCATTCCCTAGCAGCATACCGTTATAAGCCATATACATATATCGGTCACATTTATTACCTAGGGTAGATGGGTAGAATACTCCCGCCCTCGGAGGAGAGTTCTTACGTTCTAAACCTTCCTGTATTAGAGACGTTAATCCTAGATCAACCCTAACAGCAGGGGCTTCTATGTTATTTGATTTTGATATCTGTGTAATTCCTGACATAATCTTTCCTTTATATCTTGTAAAGTTTTCTCTCTAAAATGCCACACTTCTGCGACTCCCATATCTCTCAAATCTTTGTCCCTACGCTCATCTCTTTTAGAGAGGTGACCAAAAGGCCCATCTGCCTCCACTACCACATCAATTTCTGTAAGAAGAAAGTCCACATCATACTGCCCGAACTTGGCTTGTGCGAGATAACGCAGCCCCGATTCTTCAATACACCTCTCTATAAGTTTTTCCTGTTTAGTCCCGTGTCTGTATGGCACTAACCAATTTCTCCATACTATCAGGATTTGCAGCAGCTACTAATCTAAGATTATCGAAACCTTGTATCGTTTCGTCCCCAAAGAAGTCGCTGGTATACCACGCACCGCTCTTGGTTAT